CAGTGTTCGAGGAGTAGTGGATGTGGATGCTTTCGGGGAGGGAGGGGGCGCGGACACACGAAGCCCATTTCTGGACTTCGGTGAATTTCGCATCTACAAAAAGGACAGACCTCTTTCGGGTCGGTCGGGGTATGCGGTTTTCACTTCGGCACTTACGAGGCCTTAATACGTGGCGGGTCTTCCTGTTTCCACGGCTTTCCTTTGGGGCCTCCGGCAAGACGGCATCTAGGACGGGTGCTAATCGTCCTTCCCTTTATCGAAGGTCTCCGCCTCTCCCGTGGTGCTGGAAGGAGCGGAGCGGCGTTGCGGAGCGGCCTCCCGCATTGAGTTGCGAGCCGGGCACGCGGCCTAGATGCGAGCGCATTTTCGACCCCGCGGCAGAAGGCGACGCCGTGCGCTTCTCCAAACATAAACGACCGCGACGGGGAAAGGAGGCGTTCTTTTCAAGATTTTCTCCAGCGACGTTTTGAAAACTTATTAGCCGCGATGCGCGGATATTTTTGTAGCATTGAAACCGAGGGGCAATACCGCCTCGCAACGAAAGGAGAAACAAGATGAACGAAACCGAGTACAACGAACTCGACGCCATCCGCGCCACGCAACTCAAGGCCCTCGCGACGGGCGGCGACCTCGCCCTTTGGGCCGCGACCTACGGCGAGAAGAGCGACACTCCCGCGATGCGCTTTGGCCGCCTGTGCCACGCGCTCGCGCTTCTGCCGGAAGTGGATGTCAAGGCGCAGTTCGTCGTCGCGCCCTTCGCGGACTTCCGCACGAAGGAGGCGCGGGAATGGAAGGCCGCGCAAATCGAGAAGGGCGTGGACATCTGCACCGAGGCGGAGATGCAGACCGCGCACGACGTGGGCATCGAGTTCGGGATGGTCGCGGAGCGCGAAGGCGCGAGCGGCGCGAAGAAGGGAGACGACACCGAAATCGCCGTCGTCGCGGAACTCTCCGGCGGCGTGAAAATCAAGGCGCGCGCCGACCTCCTCTCCACCGACCGCTCCATCCTGTTCGACCTCAAGACCACCGCCTCCATCACCGAGGCCGAAAATCAGTTCTGGCGGCTCCGCTATGACATTCAGGCGGGGCTCTACGCGCTCGCCATCCCCGCCGTCCGCGAGGCGAAGTTCATCTTCGTGGAAACCTCCTCGCCGTTCCGCTCCGCCGTGGTCGCGCTGAAGGGTGAAGACCTCGAAGAGGCGAAGCGCACCGCGCAGGCGTACGCCGTCCGCGCGGCCGACCTCCTCTCTCGCAACGGCAACGACCGCGACGCGTACACCGCGGTGGTCGCGAACGTCGAAACGCACCGCCCACTCTGGGTTGTTGACAGGTTCCTCGACGGCGTCTAGCTTTTCACAAGCATTCAATCCTCATGGAACATCCGCCCCGCCCCATCTGGCGGGGCTTTTCTTATGCACGAAAATCCGCTGGAGGACAAACGCAATTCGCCGTCCTTGATTTTCATATCTACGAAAATGGACGCGCGATTTTTGTAGATACGAAATTGGAGCGGACTTCGCTTAAAGCTCGCTTGAAGTTCGCTTTTTAGGTTTGTTAGTTTTAAGCGAACCGGCCGGGCGCGGAGCCCTTAACCCGCTATGTATTATATATAAGGCGGCTCCCCGATAGTTTACAGAAGTATATCGAAAATGGCCGTTTATAGCGTGTTTTCGCTAGTTTGTAAAATCGGCGCGGGCTATCAAAAAATACTTGCGCATCGCCGTGGAATATGCTATGCTTTTAGAAGAGCGAGGGAAATAAAGCCCCGCGTAGAAAGGACCAAACCGAAAGGAGAAACACACTATGTCCACCCGCTTCGAACACATCTCCGGCCTGTCGTTCGACCTCGACGGCTACCTCACCCGCGAGAGCTACGACAAGGTGGAAGCCCTCGCCTACTCCATCGCCGAAGGCGACGGCAACGCCTTCGTCACCGAAATCACCGACACCTTCGAGGAAGAGCACCGCAAGGGCGAATCGCTCAACTACGAACACCATAACGGCGGGTGGGAACCCGACCTCGTTGTCACCGCGGACACCATCTAGCCACCAACAACCCCACGAAAGGAGAAACACGATGAAAACCTACAACCCCATTTGCGGCTCCGCAGAAGTCTGCCTCTACTCCGGCTCGACGCCGTGGTTTTCGGTCAATAACGAACGGCTGACCATTGGACGGGTCGCAGAACTCGCGACGCGGTGGCCGGAAGCGACGATGGAATTTCGCACCATCCACGGCCTTCCGGCCATCATCTTCACCGCGCGCTCCTCTTGCGAGGACAAGCGCGTTCTCTGGATGCACGCGTGCATCGACCTCCCCGAAGAGTCCGTCGAAACGAACGCCAACGCGCTCGCCAAATTCGTCGATAAGGTTCTCCTCGAATGGTGGCCGGACGAGGTCGAACCTGCCGAACAGGAGGAGGGCGAATAGCCCTCCCCCGCCAAACGAAAGGAGAACTTCAATGATTACGCAACGCATCCACGCGGGGAACTACGCGCACGACAACTCGCCCTCCGCGCTCGCCGTGCGCCGACTCCGCCGCATCGCCGATTGGCTCCGCGACGAACCCGCGCCCTCGCGGGATGTCGCCGACGATTGGCACGCGATGATTGGAGCAGTCGTCTGCGGCCTCGCTCTCGCCCAGCACGTCCACAAGAAAACGAAAGGAGATTTGTAGCTATGAAAACATACACCGCCTGGACCACTGCCGAGGTCACGCGCCTCCGCGACTACATCCACGAGTGCGGACGGCTCCGCCGCCGCTCGCCGGAAATCCGCCCGTTCGTCCTCCGCCACGGAGCGAGGGCCGTGTCCGTGATGGCTTCCCGCCTCCGCGCGGAAATGGAGGCGTGCTAATGGAAACCGAACTCGACTACTGCAAGGGCTACCACGACGGCCTCCTCCGCGCTCGCGAAATCGTGGCGCGTGCGGCGACAAAAAGTGACGCGCTCTATCGCATCGACGCGGTGGAAACGCCAGACGAACCGAACCCCGACCAGCTCTCGTTCATCGGCCTCCTCGACGAACTGACCGCCGAGAGGGCATAACATAGCTACAAAAAGGAGAACCGCTATGAGCTACAAACATTCCGCCGGACTTTTCTCCGGCCTCGCCATCGTCCGCGACAAGGTTCGCGCCCTCCCGAAAACGAAGGCCGGACACGGCTACAACTACACCCCTCTCGACGAAATCCTCGACTATCTCCGCCCGACTTTGGAGGCGGCGCGCCTCGTGGTCGTGCAGGAGGTCTGCACCGACGAGCGCGGAAACGCGGGAGTCGAAACGCGGGTCGTCGCCGAGGATGGCGGGGAGGCGTGCGCCGTCTGCTATGCGCCTCCGGCCGAAGGCGGAAGTGCGCGGATGTCGCCGATTCAGCGCGTCGGGAGCGAGATTACCTACCTGCGCCGGTACGGCCTGTGCGCCCTTCTCGGTCTCGCCTCCGGCGAGGACACGGACGGCTACCAAATCGCCGACACGCGGGAGGAGACCGCGCGCAAGAAGTTGGCGGAACTGAAAAGACGCCTCCGCGCGGTTGGTCGCGACGAGGACGCGGAGCGCGTGGACACGATGACCTCCGCCGAACGCAATGCGCTCTGGAAGGAAACCGCGGAGCCCGTTAGCGACTCGGCGGCTTACGAGGCCGATAGCAACGCCGGAGACCGCATCTAAAAAGAAGGAGGAAAAATGAAAACGAACTTCGAGAATTGGAAAGAAGGGCTGACTGCGGAAGACATCGGTATCGTATGCAAAAGCTACGATGACGCCGCAAAGCTTCTATACGAAGCGGTTGAAAAAATCCTACTGCCCATCCCGCTTTTTGGTATAGGTTTCCCGTTCTTGCACCGCGCACAACTGCTGGAACAAAGCGCGAAAATTCTGTCCGCACAGATAAAGCAACTCGCCGCAGAGGCCTCTGCTTGGGCGGAATGCAAAGCAGATGAGGAGGAGAAATGAAAGAGGGAATGAGAATAGAAGAAGCAAAAAACGCGCTACTTGACTTCTATCCGTATGACAAAGTTATGGACCGGTCTTTCTTTGCGAAAGAGGTTTTGCGCGATGTTGCGACGCGGTTGATGGCTGGCGTTGTGAGCGACATTAACGGCAAGACAGGAAAATTTGTCCGCTACTCTTATCCTTTTATGGCTATCGCTCGGCGCGCGCCGATTGAAGAGACGCAGTTTTGGCCGAGAGTCAAAGGAGAAATTGTAATTCGTCTTGACCTGCTTTATGCGCCGTTCCCCGCAAAGGATGACGCGTGGCTAACAGCTCAATACGCTCCGGAAGATACGCATGCGCACATCGTTTTCCTTGAGGAACACGACCCAGAGGAAGTGAAGAATTCGCCGTTTATGCGGCTTTGGAGGTGGCTTACCTCCACCGAGGAGGAAACGAAATGAACGACGAAATGACCGAAGGATGGCCGGAGCCGAAGAGCCCGTTCCCGGTCGGGAACGACCTCTATATGTCGCCGGATGAGATTAAGAACGCCGAAACAATCCAATACCACCAATCTAGGGGGACGCGTGGCCGAGACTGGAACCTGGTCGAGCAGTTCAAGCGTGAACTCCGCAGCGGTGCGCCGCTCATTCGACACTACGAAGACCAGCGACCTGCGCTTCTCACGGCGGTGCGCGAAATCCGCGAAGAGAAGGAGGCAGAGGCGCGCGCTCTGATGTTTGAAAACCCGTGGGCAAAGAAGGCGGAGGATGCCGAGAAGGAGCCGCGCCCCGGCGTGCTGGCCAAGCCGGGCAAGGACGGCGCGATCGAGTGGTGCTGGTGCCAGAAGTGCTACGGGCACGCCGCCGTCATTCACGACCCGTTCGGCGATGGCGAGGATTGGAGCTACTGCAAGAAGTGCGGCGTTTCGTTCCGGCTGAAGCGCGGGGAGGGGGAGAAGTGATCAAGGGCTCCAAAGTGGTGCCGATGAGCGAGGAGGAGGAGTATCTCATCCTCCTGCGCACCAATCAAGGCAAAAACCGAGACTCCATCTGCGACGAGGTGCAAGCCCTCTTCGGCACTGGGCGCACCTGCGGGGCCGTGAAAAACCACCTCTGGCGCATCCGCAACGGGCGCTTCGAGCCCAAGAGCGAGCGGTGCCGGAAGGAGGCCGAGAAGCTCCGCCGTTTCGCCCGCAACTCCGCGATGTGGCAGGACTTCAGCTATCTGCCCTGGACTGCCGAAGAGGACGCCCAGGTGCTCTCCACGCTCTTCCGGGGGCCGATTGTCCAGCGGGAAATCTACGGGCGCATCGCTAGGGCGCACAACTTCCGCGACTTCTGCCCCGTGGCCGCCCGCCGGTCTCACCTCCTCAAGAAGCGGGCGAAGGCCCTGCGAGTGCCGTTCGTCTCGATGCATAAGGCCGACGAGCTTCTCTACCACAACTTCCTCCGCTCGGTTTCCCCCGAGCGCTTCCCGAAGGAGGCAAAGAAGTGATGCTCACAATCGAAGAGGTGAAGCTCCGGCTTCTCGAGGCCTATGACTTCGCTGCCGTCGCAAGGCGGGCGAAGATGGCCAAGAAGGAGCTCCGCAAGCGTGCGGAGGCGGCGCTGGACACCGCATTTAAGGCGATTGACGACAAGACCGGCGAAACGTCAAGCTATTTCGCCCCGATGCTCGCCATCGCACGGCGTGCGCCTATTGCCGAGGGCGGGCTCGCCAGGGATTACGCCGGGAAAATCTGCGTCCGGCTCGATCTCTTCTACGCTCCGATGGACAAGCAGATGCACATCGCGACAATCGAGGAGGCCGGCAAGTGAACGCTACAAGGCAGCAGGCAGATCGCGAGGCCCACGGCCTTTGGCTCACCACGGGCGAGTGGGATGCGCTCTACAAGACGGCCCGGGCCTTCGGCTTCGCCGAGGCCTCGGCTTTCGTGCGGTATTGCATCTGGATCGTCAAGCAGCTGGAGGGGGCCGAGGCGGTGAAGGAGGCGGCTCTTGCCTCCGCTGCCGACTTCCGGCAGCTCGAAGAGGCCTACCTCTCGGCGCTGGCACCGAAGGGGGAAAGATGAAACACCTCGGCAACCTCTGCGACCTCTGCGGGTGGGCGGTGCCGCCGGTGGACATTCTCACCGGCGGGAGCCCCTGCCAGAACCTCTCCGTGGCTGGGAACCGCAAGGGGCTCGCCGGGAACGAGTCGGGCCTCTTCCTCGAACAGATTCGCCTTTTCAAGGAGATGCGAGATGCAAGCGCAGCAACTGGATCTCTTCGGAGACCTCGGTTTTTCGTCTGGGAAAACGTCAAGGGGGCCTTCTCCTGCAACGGCGGCGAGGACTTCCGCCGCGTCCTCGAGGAGGTCGTCCGTATTGCCGAGCCGGATGCCTCTGTGCCTCGACCTCCGAGCGAAGAGGGCTGGACTCTTTCGGGAGCCATTCTGGGAGACGGATGGTCTCTTGCTTGGCGACTTCACGACGCGCAGTTTTGGGGAGTGCCCCAGCGAAGAGCGCGCATCGCGCTTGTCGCAGATTTTGGAGGACAATCCGCACCCGAAATACTATTTGAGCGCAAGGGCGTGCAAGGGGATTTTGGAGCGGGCGAAGAGGCGGGGCAAGGCGCTGCCGGAGGTGCTGGAGAAAGCGCTGCGGGCGCAAGCATCTCTTTCGTCGAGCGAATGGGAAAGCCAGGGGGGCAAAGGCCTCTTGATTAGAGACGAGCAGGCGGGCACCCTCGACACCGGCAACACGCAGGTGATCTGCGCCAGCTTTGACGCCAGAGGCAACGGGGACGGGAAGACCGTCTCCACGCTGGCGACGACCAACGGTGGCGAACCCGCCGTCGCGTTCGCTGACGTTGCGGATCCGTTCGCTTTCGCGCAAAACCAACGCGACGAGCTCCGAGATCTCGGAGATGTAAGCGGCTCACTCGCCGCTGAACCTGGAATGAAGCAGCAGACCTACGTCGCGGAACCCGTCGCCTATTCCATCGGGAACGGACAAGCGGCGCAGGCTGGACTAAACGAGAAGTGCTATGCGCTCGACACAATGCACGACGCGCAGGCCGTTTTCTCCTCCCACATTCTGCGCCGCCTCACCCCGCTCGAGTGCACCCGCTTGCAGGGCTTTCCCGACGGCTGGGTGGATATTGGCGATTGGGAGGACACGAAAGGACGGCTCCACAAGGAGGCCGACGCGCCCAAGTATAAGGCGCTCGGCAACTCCATCGCCATCCCCTTTTGGGAATGGATGGCGAGACGGATGGTGGCGGTGCTCAAGCGAGACGGCGTGGAGCACCCCACGATGTGCTCGCTCTTCGACGGGATCGGCGGCTTTCCGCTCTCGTTCGAGCGGGCTGGGTGCGAGCCGGTCTGGGCGTCGGAAATCGAGGAGTTCCCCATCGCCGTCACCAAGAGGCACTTTCCCGAGCCCGAGGGCGCGGAGGAGGCTAAGAACAACTACCAGCCAAAGGAGGCTTTCGATGATTGTTTGGACCGATGAGGAGGAGAAATGAAAGACGAAACCGAAATCGCGCCGGGGACGCCGGCGAAGGAGGCAAACCGATGAAAAAGCAGAAGACAAGCGTCGAGCGGATGCGGGAGTTCTTTTCCTTCATGCTCTGCCGACAGGCGGAGGAGCTCGCGGCCTACGCGCAGGATCTCCTCTCCGAGGGGCTGATCACCCCGGCGGAGGTGGACGAGCTGAACAAGAGCGTCCTCCTGGCCTTCGGGATGACGGGGGAGGAGTCCGCGAAGGTGCGGGAGCGGATTGACGCGAAGTTCAAGGCACAGCTCGAGGCCATGCGCATGGCTCGGGCTGGCACGATCGCGAAGACCGGCTGGAACTGAAAAGGGAAGCGCCAGGCCGCTGAGACGACCCGGCGCGCCCGAGGAGCTCCTCGAGCCCCTTGTGAAGGTTCACGCAATATAGAAATCCACCTCGATACACCGAGCGCCCCGGGGTCTCCCTCGGGGCTTTTCTTTGTCCTAAATCTCCACAAACAGAACCCTCTACAATTCAACCAAAACAACCTAGTTGTTTTTCATTGTTTCAACTCAGTTGTTTCGTTGAAAACAAACAATAAAGAAAGAAAGAAAGAACCCCTAGAAAGCCCCCCCGTAGGGGGGTGGGAGCTTTCTAGGGGGAACTTTGTGCTTCTACGAAGCACAGAATAGAGGGTGCGGGGGAAAAACGCAAGCGCGCATTCTTGTGCTACATTTTCGAGCAGGACGAAAACGAGAAAAACGGAGCTCCCATGCGCAACCTCCTCGACCAGCTCAAGACCGGCATCCGCCACGACCTCGCCGTCCTCTGGAAGTGCCTCCGCATCGCCCTCCTCGTCTGGATCCTCGCCCTCGTCTCCGCCCTCGCCCTCGGTTCCGTCGTCGGCCTCTTCAAGCGCATGGCCGACCCCGACTGCTGCCCCTGCGGCGTCCAGTTCACCGAGACCGACCAGCAGAAGCTGAACGAGCTCGTCCGCAAGCTCTCCGGCATGGACGCCCCCGCCACGGCGCACACGAGCGCGCCCGTGGCCGTTTCCGACTCCTCCTCGCCCAACTAGCGCCCCTCGATGCGTTCGGGCCTTATGCGGCCTCCTACGCGCCCGTAGAGCGCCACGCCAAAACAGTTAAGTTCATTTACCTTCGCCGACGCTTTTCCGCACGGCTGGCGCTTCCTTCTCCGTATCTTTCTCGGAAGAAGGACGTCTCCAAGTGGTGAAAGGGCCGCGCCCGGGGCCACCTCCCTCAAGTCCTTCATCGGCTCCGGGCGCGGTTTTCATCCAAAAAGATCTTGAAAGTAGGTCGATTTTGGCGGAAAAGAAGGCGAAAGGCGTGAAAGTGCGCGTCAACGGGGCTTTCATCGAAGTCCCGCCGCCCGAGGAAGTCCGCCGGGAGTTCATCGCCTGCCAGTGCAACCTCACCACACTCGCCCTCCATCTCGGCTTCGTCTCCTACTCGCACTTCCGCAAGTTCCTCGACTGCCACCTCGAATACTCCGACGCGACCGACGTCCAAGCCAACAAGATGGAGCTCAAGCGCTTCCGCTCGAAGCTGGTCTGGGAAGGGCTGGTTAGGGCCGCGAAGGGAGGGGAGCGGTGGGCTATCGAGAAGATCGCCCACGACTTCCTGCGGGAGGAGGGCTTCGGCTCGTTCGAGATCGAGCTGGCGCAGGCGAAGGCGTCCGCGAAAGCGAAGGCCGAAGAGCAGGACGAGAAGGGAGCGGTGAGAGACCTCGTCGCTCTCTTCAAACGGCCCTCGCCGGAACCCGCGACCGAAGGCGCGCCTGGAGAAAAAACCGCCGAGGAGCCCGCCGGTGATTGAGGCTCTCTCCGCCTCCGAGATGGTCGCCCAGCCCGGAGCCCTCGACGCCTTCGTCGAGCGATACGCCGACGACCCCGTCCTCTTCGCCTCCGAGATCTGCGGTATCGAGTTCGACGAGAAGCAGGCCGAGATCGCCCGAGGCGTCGTCGAGCATCCCCACGTCGCCGTCGCCTCCGCGATGGGCTGCGGGAAGTCTTTCGTTGCCGCCCTCCTCGCCTTCTGGTTCCTCGCCACCCGCGCCTGGTCGAAGGTCGTCCTCACCTCCGCCAAGTTCGACCAGACGGTCACCATCCTCGCCCCCTACCTGCGCCGCTTCGTCACCCAGTCCGCCATCTCCGAATGGTTCGAGGTCTCCGAGAGGTCGGCCAAGTGGAAGGGCGTCAAGGAGGCGGGCTTCGTGATGATCTGGACGTGGAGCGCCTCCAACCCCGACTCCGCGAAAGGCCAACACGCCGACCAGATGCTCGTCATCGCGGACGAGGCCTCCGGCATCGACGACGTCATCCTCGCCAAGCTCTACGAGACGCTGACCGGTGTCGAGAACAAGATGCTTCTCATCTCCAACCCCTCCCGCGTCGCTGGTTTCTTCGCCGAGTGCTTCTCCGACCCCGAGTGGCACTGCCTCCACATCTCCAACGCCGAGAGCCGCTGGGCGTCGAAGGACACCGCCGTTCGCATCGCGAACCGCTTCGGCGAGAACTCCGACGACTACCGCATCAACGTCCTCGGCCTCTTCCCGCTCAAGTCCCTCCGCTCAATCATCGGCGCGGAGGCCATCGACTCCTTCGTCGAGAACCCCGAGCGGCCCCGCCGGGACGACCAGCAGTCGATCCTCGGCCTCGACGTCGGCGCTGGCGGCGACTGGACGGTCTGGGCCCTCCGCACGGGGACGCGCTTCGAGATCCTCCGCAAAGACAAGACCCAAGACCTCCGCGACCTCGTCCGCGTCACCGCCGAGCTCGTCCGGCAGAACCCCCGCGTCGCCGTGATCAACGTCGACTCGACCGGGGTCGGCGTCTTCGTCCCCGGCGAGCTGCGCAGGGTCGTGTCGTGCCAAGTCGTCTCTTGCAACTTCGGCGAGGCGTCCCCAGAGCCAGACTGCGCCAACTTCCGCACGTGGATCTATCGCCGACTGGGCGACGCCCTCGTCGAAGGCGAGTGCTTCCTCGTCGGCGGCGACCGGGCGCTCGTCAAGAAGTCCCTCGCCCTCGCCGAATACGAGCTCGACAAGATGAACCGCAAGGCCCTCGTCCCGAAGGCGAAGATCAACGCCTCCCTCGGGTGCTCTCCCGACGAGGCCGACGCGCTGGCGCTCACCTGCGCCGTCCGGGGCGACATCTTCGCCTCGGTTTTCGTGGAACCCAGAAACGACCAAGCCGCCCGGAAAGCCTTCCGCGCAGCCTCCGCATGGTAAAGGAGCCGAAACATGGCAGACGAAAAGCTGAACGAATTGAACGAGGACGAGGTGGTCGAGCATCTCGCCTCCCTCTTCACCGAAGCCTCTGGGGCCTCGAAGGAGGCCCGCGTCCGCATGGCCAACGACCTCGCCTCCTCGCAGGGGATGCTCGGCGACCAGTGGGACGAGGACGACCAGAAGCACCGGGGCTTCGAGCGAGCCCAGTATTCCCTCCCGGTCTTCCCGCAGATGATCGAGAGCGTCGTCGGCACCTACTCCGCGAATCCCTTCGGCATCCAGCTCTCGCCCGTCCGCTCCGAGTCGAAGCCCAAGCTGACCCTCGCCCAGACCATCGTCGACGGCGTGGCCGACCGCTCGGACTTCTTCGCGCAGACCCGGCTCGTCCTCCGCAACGCCTGCGCATGCGGCGTGGGCTACTTCCACGTCCTCACCGAGGAGCGCGAAGACGTCAAGACCGCCGAGACCGAAGGAGAGGAAAGAAAGCCCCTGCTCGACGTGAAGGTCGAGGCCATCCTCAACCCCCTCTCCGTCTACGTCGACCCCTACTCGATCGCCCTCGACGGCTCCGACGCCCGCTACGTCATCATCGCCTCCGCGCTCTCCTGCGACGTGGCGAAGCAGAAGCTCGGGGAGCGCTGGATGGAAGGCACCCGCTCCGCCGGGGTCGTCATGGACGCCCTCGCGTCCGTCTACGCCCGGGACACACAGGTGCCCGTGATGACCGTCTACGAGATGCAGGAAGGCGAGTGCTGGTGCTACAAGACCATCGGCAACGTCCTCGCGGAAAAGCCGTTCTGCCTCCACGTGAAGCAGGTGCCCATCGTCTCGGCGAAGGGCTGCTTTGCCTGGAGTTCCGGGGCGAAGAGGTACGAGTCCGTCGGCCTCTGCTACCGGGCGCAGGGGGCGCAGAAGGCGCTCAACTACGCGAACTCCTTGCTGATGGAGCGCCTCGCCCTCTCGACGAAGTCCGAGTGGACGGCGGCGTGGGACACGATCAAAGACCACCGCGAGGACTGGGCCAACCTCTCGCACTCGAACCCGCCCGTCCTGCCCTACGACGACATCGTCGACGGCGTGAAGCACGACGCACCGCAGAAGCACTCCTCCGCCGTGGAGCTGGGCGACGTGCAGGGGGCCATCGGCTCCTACATCGGCGCGATCGGCTCCATCACCGGGGTCGGCGTGGACGGGAACGACCAGGGCCACCGGCAGATGACCGCCGAGGAAGTCCTCACCCGCTCACGCGCCTCCGAGGCCGTCCTCGGCTCCATCTTCGAGAACCTCGCCGCCGCCGTCAAGCGCACCGGGCGCGTCGTCCTCGACTTCCTCCGCGCCACCTACGGCGGGGAAGACGTCGAAGGGAAGGACGGCCAGCTCGTCCACGGCGCGGAGCTCCTGCCCGGCGAGTTCGAGGTCATCGTGGACGCTGGCGTCCTCACCGCCTCCGTCCGCCGCGAGACCGTCCTCCAGATGCTCTCCCTCATCGACAAGGTTCCGGCATCCGCGCAGGCCGTTCTCCCGGCCATCCTCCAGAACATCGACGCCGACCTCGACGAGGAGACCATCGAGCGCGTCAAGGCGCTCTCCGCCGCCCCCACGCCCGAGCAGGTCGCCTCCCTCCAGAAGGAGAACGAGGCCGCGAAGGCGCAGATCGCCCAGCTCCAGCAGCAGCTCGTCGACGCGCTCGCCCAGCGGCAGGCCGTCGAGGTCAAGGCGAAGGCCGACCTCCTCAAGACCGAGATGAACAACCGCAACGACGTCGAGCTGGAGGCAATGAAGCAGGGAGGTGAGAACGAGCGCACCATCGCCCGCATCCAGGCAGACTACGAGGCGCGCATCGCCAAGCTCGAGACCGAAGTCCAGATCGCCCTCGCGAAGCTCAACGGCTAACCATCCATAGGAGGAAAACATGGAAGCCAACGCAACCGCAGAACAGACCGCCACCGTCCCCGCCCCGGAAACGACGCCCGCCGCCGCTCCCGAGGCGGCTCCGACGTCCAACCCCGCTCCCGCCTCCGCCAATGGCGGAGAGGCGATCTCCGTCGGCTCCGCCGAGGACGCCTACACGAAGGCGCTCAAGGATCGCCTCGAGAAGCTCGCGGAGAAGGAGGCCGAAGGGAAGACCGTCGATGAGCCCAAGCCCGCGCCGAAGGAAGGGAAGACCCACGACGAGAAGCGGGGGGAGTGGTGGAAGGAGAAGAGCCCCGACCAGAAGAGCGAGATCAAGCTCCGGCAATACCGGGACAAGATCGAGGCCAGCGAGAAGCGCATCGCCGAACTCGAGGAGAAGCTGAAGAGCGCCGCCGCGGCGACCGAACCCAAGTCGAAGGAGCGCGAGCAGTTCGCGACCGACGAGGAGTGGGTCGACTACCGCGCCGAGAACAAGCTCCTCGACCTCCTCAAGAGGCGGGAAGCCGAAGCCGCCGAAGCTGCGCAGGCGCAGGAGCGCAACCGCGCCAACGTCGAGCGCTGGCAGAAGGCGATGGAGCGGGACTTCCCCAACCCCGAGGAGCGCGAGGCCGCTACCGAGCTCTTCCAAAACGAACTTAACCATTTGAAACTCGACGCCTCGGTCAAGCGCTACATTGTGGAAAGCGGGAGCCCTCGTCTCCTGCTCCACCTAGTTCGGCACCCGAGCGCGCAGGAGATGCTCAAGCCCGGGACTTCCGAGCTCCTAGTCGGGACTCGCCTCGCGAAGATCGAGAGCTACCTCGCATCCAAGACGACGAAATCTCCGGCTGCCCAGGACACGCCGACCACGCAGACCCGCCGGGAACCAGCGCTCACCCGCGCCTCCGGCTCCGCGAACAAAATCGGCAACGCTCCGGGCATTGGTCACGGAAGCCGCGAAGCGGAACTCCGGGAACGCCAAAGGCAGTTGTTCGGCTTGAGCTAGGAAACGCGCCATAGGCTCCTCGGTCTCGGTTTCGCGGACAAAGCGAAACCCAGATCTAGGAGCCTACAATGGCAAACATTTTCAAACCCAACCAGCTGGCGGAAGCCGCCGCTCTCGCCTTCCCCCAGAAGGCCGTCTTCCTCCTCAACACCTCCAACCAGCTGAACCGCGACTACCGGGCCGGGAACGGCGCGACGGTGAACGTCGTCCTCCCCGACTATCCCGAAGTCGTCGCGGGCGCGGCCATCAACGCTGGCACCGAACTGAACTACCAGTCCGGCGTCAAGCCCCTGACCGTCTCCCAGTGGCACGTCTCCTTCGGCGCGGAACAGATGATCCGCTCTCTGGACATCATGGACTTCGCGAAGCAGGTCGCCCGGCCCTACGCCGCCGCCCTCGCAAGCAACATCCAGAAGCGCGCCATCTCCGAGAGCATCGCGCAGGCTGACTCGTCCGTCGTCGTCGGCTCCGCTGGCGTCCTCGACGTCTCCCTCCTCCGCTACGCCCCCGCGCTGGTGAAGAAGGGCCGCAGCTTCGGCTCCGAACTCTTCGGCGTCATCGACCCGCTGATGATGAGCCAGGCCACCAACATCTCGAACCTCTTCCTCCCCTCCGGCATCTCCGAGCCGATGTGGAAGGACGCGGCTCTTGGCAAGTTCGCCGCCGCCGAATGGTTCGAGACGCCCGACTGCGAAGACTACGTCGCGGGCGACTGCGACCAGCTCGCCTCGATGAGCGTGACCGCCAACCTCTCCGAAGGCGCGACCGCGCTCGGCATCACCTTCGGCACCGCGCCCACCTCGGGCACCACGCTGAAGAAGGGCCACCGCTTCCACGTCGCTGGCGTCTACGCCGTCGACATCTACGGCAACTCCACGGGCAAGCTCGTCGACTTTGTCGCGAAGTCCTACACCGTCGGCGGCGTGACCTCCGACGACGTGACCTTCGACGGCCTCATCACCGCGATCACCGTCAACCTCGAGAAGGCCATCTACGCCACCTCGAAGCCGATGATCAACGTCTCCGCGCTTCCCGCCGCCAACGCCGGGGTCGACTCGGTCTTCGTGGCTGGCAAGACCTACCTCACGGGCTTCGTCTGGGCTCGCGAGGCCGTCTACACCGCGCAGACCAAGCTCCTCTCGATGGCCGGGACGGAGAACTTCGGCGAGTCGGATGATGTGCCGCAGGGCGTCATCATCTCCTACACCGCCGGGCCGGACATTCTCAATGGCCGCGAAGTCGGTCGTTGGGACTGGGTCGGCGGCTGGGTCTCCGCCCGTCCGAACTGGACGGTCGCCGTCTTCCTGCCCACGACCTAACGGGCAGTGCCGTGAAAACCGGGCGCGTTCCTCCCGCGCCCGGCTCCTTCGGCGGGAGAGTTCGACCGCTCTCTCTTCCGCCGAAGGAGAACCCAGGAGGAAAGTTTCAACCCCGGCGAGGTGCCGATGCGCGTGCGCGATATTGTGGTCAACGGCTTTCGCGAGGTCGGGATGCTTCCCGACGGGCAACCCCTCGACGGCGACAAGACGAACGTCGGGATCGACGTTCTGAACAAGTTCCTCCGCTTCCTCAACCAAGAAGCGGCATTTTCGTTCCGCGAGCTCATCGCGGAATACACATTCACCGAACCGAAGCGCGAAATCACCGTCGGCGAGGCTGGCAACACCCCCGCCCCGGACGTCATCCTCGGGTGCCGCCCCTCCGACGTCCACGCGCTCTACTACTCCTCCACGCCGACCGCTTCTCCAGTCCGCTCCCGCAAGGTCGCCCTCCGGGACATTCTCGAAGACTCCCTCCCGGTCGGGGCCGTCGCGGCACCGCTGGAGTTCTGCTTCCAACAGACCTATCCCTGCGCGACGATCCGCTTCAACTGCGACGCGCAGCCCGGCTCCGCGATCCGCTTCGTCTACTCCGCCCAGTTCTCCCAGGTCTCGATCAACGACACCATCGACATCTCCGGGGAGTTCCAGACGGCCCTCGAATACGGCTTCGCCGAGCGCATCGCCATCCGCTACGGGAGGCCGCAGGAGGTAGTGAACAACCTCGCGGCCCTCTACACCTCCTCGAAGAAGGCCATCATCGACGCGAACAAGTCGCGCCGCCCTCTCCGCCACGCTGGCTACTCCTCCGGCGAGTTCAACATCTACAATCTCGGCGGCAACGTCCCCGGCAGGTGGTTCTAGATGGGCGTCTCCCAGTTCTACGCGGAGAACTTCGTCGGTGGCAGCTACGACTACCACGCCCCCGGCGAGTCCGCCCAGCGGTGCGTCAACCTCTATCCCGAGAAGATTGAGAGCCCGAGCGGAAAGACCGCCTACTGCCTCCGCTCGGTGAAGGCCCTCCGCGCATGGAGGAGCCTCCCGCAGATCTCCGGGACGTGCCGAGGCCTCCACTTCGACGAAGGGACGGAGCGGCTCTGGGCGGTCTACGACCGCGACGTCTGGATGCTCGAAAAGAACGACCTCGTCCCCGTGAAGGTGGGGCAGGTCGCCGCTGGCACTGGCCGCGTCTCCATCGCGGACAACGGCCAGCAGATCGTCTTCGCCGACGGGTCGAACCTATGGCAGGCCGACGTGGACGAGCCCGCCGCCACCATCGCGACGACCTGGTCGGCGATCTCCTTCCCCACGTTTGGCGGCGAGGCCATCGAGCCGAAAAACGCGGTCTCCCTCGGGAGGATGTTTTTCGTCGACGGGGCCGCGGCCTCCACCGGGCGGAAAGGGGCCATCTTCTATACGCAGAAGAACTCGACCACCTTCACCGACGTCGACGGCGTCCTCAACTACTTTGAAGCAGCATCCCAGCCCGACGCCATCGTGGCGCTCGCCTGCGTCGGCGCTCGCCTCTACTCCCTCCGCTCCCGGAGCTACGACGTCTACTCCCTCGGGGACGTGGAGATCGTGAGCCGCGTCGAGAGCGTCTCCGCCGAGATCGGGTGCGCCTCCAAGTCCTCGGTCGCCTCCATCGGAGAGAACCTCTTCTGGCTGGGCTCCGCCGCCGCCGGGCATAATTCGGTCTGGATGGTGCAGGGAGCCTCCGCCCCCGCGCGCGTCTCCACGAACGCCATCGAGGACAAGCTGAAGGGAGTCGACCTCTCCGCCGCAATCGGCTACTGCTTCGCCGAGAGCGGCCACTTCTTCTACGCCCTAACCATCCGCCCCGGTTGGACGTGGGTCTTCGACCTCGGGACGGGACAATGGCACGAACGGGCCGACCGCGACTGGAACGCAGGCGAGAACCGCTCGTGGCTCCCGGCGCTGGCCGTGACCGTCTGGGACGGCCTCGTGGTCTTCGGCTGCGAGAACGGCCTCAAGATCGCCGAGGGCGACGTGGACGACGACGGGAACCCCGTCTACCGCCTCCGCGTCTCCCCGGTCTACTGGTCGAACCTCGTCCCGGTCGTCTGCCGGGACTTCATGCTCGACATGGAAGTGGCGACCACGAAAGACCTCTCGGCCCGCCCGTTCTGCATGATGCGCGTCTCGACCGACGGGGCGCGGACGTTCTACGACGTGGGCTGGCGCTCCATCGGCATGGTCGGCCAGTTCCGCACCGAAATCGCGTGGGAGAACGTGGGCTACGGGCGAGGCTTCGTCGCCTCCGTCGCTTTCACCGAACCCTGCGACGTGACCATCTTCGGCGCGCGCCTCGAGATCGAGGAAGGGAGTTTCCGATGAACGACCTCCGCTCGAAGGTGACCGCCGTGAACCGCTCCGCGCTCGAGCAGAGCGCGAAGAGCTGGCTCTCGGTCGTGAACGCGCTCTCCGGCGTCTGGGGCTGGACGCAGACCTCGCTCTTCACCGAGTCCGCAGGCGACTACGTCGAAGCGAAGCGCGTGACCTGGCGCGTCACCCCGGGCGGATGCGAGGCCCGTTTCTCCTTCCCATCGGGGACGACGAACCCCAAGCTCCAGCTCCCGTTCGCGCTTCCCAGCGCTGGCGGCGAGCGCCCCTCGACCATCGTCCACGCTGGCGGCGAGGTCTCCTACCAGACGCCCGGCGCGTGGGGCACCCCTTCGACCTGCCAGTTCGGCAGGGGAGTGGAGCTCGTCCCGATGGGCTCGGCCTCGGCGGACGACGTGGTCGTGGCGAAAATCTTCTTCTCCTACTCGGAGGGCTGACACATGGCAAAGGCAAGCGAAGCGGCGAAGGCCGCAGGATACGGCAAGCGCTCGGGGAAGGTCTACGACGAGCTGATGACGTGGGCTGGCGACGACTCGCGGAAGCAGGAATACGCGAAGGAAGTCGCGGACAGCGCGAAGAAGGCGCTCGAGAACGCTCCCGGGGCGATGACCTCGAAGATGCTCGATGAGGTCGTCAAGAACTACAAGAAGGCCGCGAACTACGACGCCTATTCGGCGTGGCGCGGCTCCGCGACCAACATCGCGAAGGACACCCAAGACCAGCTCACGCAGATTCTCGGGGTCATCGAGAAGGGCTACGGGCAGGAGGGCATGGCGGACGAGGCGGACGTGCAGGCCTTCCGCGAAGCCGCGAACGTCGGCGTCTCCGCGCCGTCGAAGTTCGATTACGACCTCGACGCGGCCATCGAGCGCTTCTCGAACCCGAACATCCAGCGGCAGGTCGACCGGGGCGTCGCCGCGATCGAGCGCTCCGCCACCGCCCGGGGGATGAACGACTCGAGCGACCTCCGCAAGATGATTTCCGACTACGCCGCCGAGAAGGCGAGCGAGGACTACCAGAAAGCTGCCGCCCTCGCCAACCAAGACAAACAGACGGCGCTCTCCCAGTGGCTCTCCGAGAACCAGCTCCAGCAGAACGCGGACACCTCCCGCCTCACCGGACTCTCCCAGCTCGCTGGCTTCGGGAACTCAAACGTCGTCGGGCAGACCGGGCTCGAGGTCGGCGCGACGCAGGGGGCTTTCGACACGCAGAACACCGCCTACCTCTCCGCGAAGGCCCAGCAGCTCGCGCAGCAGGAGGCGGAGAAGGCCCGCAAGGCCGCGGCAGAGCAGGCCGACAAAGACTTCTTCTCGACCATCATCGGCACCGCTGGCAAGATTGCCGGGGCTGCTTTGACGAAGACCCCCACCGCCCCCACCGCGTAGGAGTTCGATATGGCTACCCAGTTCCCCGACTTCGCCTCGATCATCCTCCAGGGCACCGCGAACGCCAACGCCGCGAAGCAGGCGCAGGCCAACGCAGACCGCAACATTTCCCAGAACGTCTTCTACGGCATTGGAGGCCTCGCCTCCGGCATGGAGAGCCTCATCAAGCGCGGACGCGAAAAGAAGGCCGGAGAGATCATCGAGCAGGCCATCGAAGACAAGCGCCGCTATCTCGCCGGGGAGGTCGAGGACGAGGCCGAGAAGGCCAAGCTCTCCAAGCTCTACGACGTCCCCGAGAGCGAGCAGTGGCTCTCCCTCGCCGGGCGCGTGGCTCCCTACTCGGCTACGATGGGAGAGGCGCTGACCAAGCGTGGCGAGCAGGCGCGCGCCCACGAGGACGAAATCGCGAAGCTCGGCGGCGACCCGCAGACGATCAAGCTCCAGAACTACGTGAAGAGCCTCGCCGACCAGCGCTCCAGCATCGTCAAGGGCGCGTTCGACTCGCTCGAAAGCCTCGATCTCAACGACGCGCTCAATCGGATGCGCGTTCTCGGTGCGCAGAGCGACGCGGCGAACGCGGAGATCGGGAAGCGCCTCGGGCTCGACGTTCCGGCGACGGCATCCGGCGAAGCCCCGACCCCGGTCGCGAAGCTCGACGACTACGGCGCGCAAATCGCCCAGCAGAAGCTCCTCGAGATGCGCGGCCTCACCTCCGCGAAGGACGCGCAGGCCTTCCTCGACGCCGTGCGCAACGACCCCGAAATCCCGATCGCCGTCAAGGGCGTCGTCGCCACCTTCGGCCTTCCGCGCCTCGAAGAGCTGCGGAAGATGGACAAAGACCTCCAGCAGCTCGACCAGGCGGAGCGCCGGATTGAGATGGAGAATGGCGACAAATACTTCGGCGGCTTCGTGCAGAACCGCGCGAAGCTCCAGACCGAGCTCGACGGCCTCCGGGGCATCGTTGAGGGCTGGGGCGGCACGGCTCCGGCCAACTTCGCGCAGGCGAAGGCGCGCCTCCAGTCGCTCGACGGCGCGCTCCGCGCCGCGCGCGTGGCCTCCGGGGCGACCGAGACGGACAACTCCATTCTCACCCTCCTCCAAAGCGCTATCGGCCTCGCCGACCGCGAGGAGCTCACCGCCGACCAGTATAACGAGGCCGTCGGCAGCGTCATCAACTCCATTTGGGGGCAGGCTTCCGGCCACAACCGCAACGTCGAAAGCCTCGCCAAGAAACACGCCGCGAGCCCCTACCTCAAGAGCCGCGCCGACGCGGTGCTCCTCTCCCTCGGCGAAAAGCCGACGTTCGCGAAGAGCACGCGGAATTTCAACATCAAGAGCCTTATCGGCTCCGGGAATGGAGAAGGCGAGGACGGCGGAAATGGAAACGACCCGCTCGCCGGGCTGACCCCCGAACAAATCGAAGCGCTGAAGCGCAGGCTCGGCAAGAAGTAGGAGGGAAAAATGGCCGAAAAAACCTTCGTCAAGCCGTGGGCGAATTGGACGATCGACGACGCGAAGCTCGCGGAGGACGCCCTCCTCGGGAACAACCGACTTTTGGAAGGCGAGCCGGATGAAGTCTGGCAGGCCTACGCCCGCAACCTCGAGGGCTACCAAGCAGAACACGAGATGGAGCGCACGCTCGAAAAGAACGCGCCGCTCCTTTCCGCGAAGGGCCTCCGCCGTCAGTCTCGGCTCGTCTTTCCGAAGGCGAACGAAAGCGTCGACGCGAACCGCCCCGTCTGGGTGACCGCCCTCGAAGGCGCGCGCGACCTCGTGACCCTCCCGCAACGCGCAGGCATCCAGATCGGCGGAGACCTCAACAACCTCGGGCGCGCCCTCCTCGGTTTCGAGCTCGTCGACCCCGAGAGCTACTCGATGGGCAACGCCGGGAACGTCATCGGCAACGACCCCGTCGTGGCTTTGACCGCCAGCCCCGGAGCCTTCGGCACCCGCGCTCTCGCCGAGCTCGGCGCGTCCGGGGCCCGCATCGGCGGTCGAACCCTCGGGAAGGTCGTCGGCCAGCGCGCCGGGAAGGCCGTCGGCGGCTTCCTCGGCGAAGGCGCGGCCCTCTCCGGCATGGAGCTCGCCGGGAATCTCGGCGACGTTTCTGGAGAGCAGGCGCTGGGCATGGGCGTCGGCGGAACCGCCATCGGGCGCGTCGGCTCCGGTGCCGTGACCGTCGCGGGGAAGGGCGCGCAGAAGGGCGCGCAATACCTCACCCGCAAGAAATACAACATCAACACCTCCGACCAGAAGAAGGGCGACCTCCTGCGCCGCGAGTTCGGCGGGGAACGCCTGCCGAAGGAAAACGAACTCCTCCTCCTCGAGAGCGGAGAGCTGGGGCGCAAACCCATCGCCGCCGAAGCCGTGGCAGGGGAGGATAGCGGCTGGGCCGCTCGCACGGGCGAGAAATACGAGCAAGCCGCCGCCGGTCAGAACGCACGCCTCGAGGACGCCCTCGCCCTCCGTCCGCAGGTCGGGCAGGGAGCGAAGGGAAGGAGCCTCTCCCCGAGAAAGGAAGGCCTCCCCGTCGAAACGAAGGCCGACCCCGCGAACCCGCAGAAGACCGAGTTCCGCAACTCCCTCGAGAAGGTCGCCATCCGCCCCTCGGAGCTCGTCGTCCGCGAAGGGGGGACGACGCAGGTCGCACTCGCCCGCGAGATGAACCGCCGCGAGGCCTACATCCAGAAGGCCCAGCGCCAAATTGACGAGAGGGCCGCGATGCTCTCCAGCATGGAGCCCGGCCCCGAGCGCGAAGCCCTCGCCTCCCGCCTCGACAAGATGCAGGCCGAAGTGGACTTCCTGCGCTCCAACCTCGACCGCGCCGCCAAGCTGGCCGAAGAGCTCGATCTCGGGATCCTCTCCGTCGAAAACGTGGCGAAGGCCGCGAAGACCGAAATCGAGAACGAAATCCGCTACACGAACGACCTCTCCAACACGGGCTTCGAGGGCTCGACGAAGAAGCTCGAAGAGATCATGGACGACTTCGAGAAGTCGGCGCGCCTCAAGGAATGGAACCGCGACCAGTTCGGGAACCCCAACGGCTCCGGGCGCTTCATCCCCGCCGTGAAGATGCGCGGCATGGTCACGGGCATCACGAAGCGCCAGATGAAGGGCGCAAGCGCCGACGACGGACTCCTCACCGACACACAGACCGCCTCGCGGAATTTCCGCATCGCCAAAAACAAGATCGACCAGAAGCAGTCGCAGGGCGAGCTCGGGGAGACCGCGAGCCAGGAGAGCCTCCGGCACGCCATCTTCGAGGGCCTTTGGAACAAGCAGCCGACCGTGGACAACGCCAACCGCATGACGGTCGGTGACCTCTTCGGCTTCTTCCAGCGCCAGCCCATCCACGACCGGGCCGTGACCAAGCTCTATCAGTTCGGCACCTCCCTCGTTCCGAGAACCGCCGATCAACAGGTCTCCCGGCGCGCCCTCGGTCTGGAAGAAGTTCCCGGTGGCGAGAAGGGCGACCTCTTCCGCAACGTCCTCTCCACCGCCGGGCGCGAGCTTCCGCACCTCTCGCAGATCGGCGAGACGGGCCCCACCCAGCGGGCGTTCGACCAGATCGACGCCTTCGTGGCGAACATCAACAACCAAAGAAGGAGCCAGAAATGACCGAAGAAGAAGCCCTCGGCATCGCCGAGAACGAAACCTCCACCGCAGCGGCCCCCGAGGCCGAGGAAGCCGAAACCGCCAAGCCCGCCGAGGGCGAACTCACCCGCGAGGAGATGCTCGCGGCCTGCGTCCGCTACGAGCAGGCGCTCCAGCCCTACATGACCGAAGAGGAAGCCTCCGAGGCCGCTATGGCGAAGCTGAACGGCGAAGACGCGCAGGCCTACCTTGCGGAGGTGCAGGCGTGGGTCGAAGCAGGGGAGCCCGCCCTCGACGACGAGGAAGGCGCGCCCGAAGCCCCCGCGCAGACCGAAGACGAAGCGCTGGGCATCAAGTAAACCGGGAGGGGAGAGATGCAGCTGAACGACCTCACGACGTGCGGTGGGTGCTTTACGGACGAGAACGGCGCGCCCGTGGCGGGCGGCCTGCTCGCCTGCTACATCCCCGGCTCCAGCGTCCTCAAGGCGCTCTACGCCGCCGACGGCACGCAGCTCGCCAACCCGGCGGGCATCGGATCGGACGGCTACCTCTCCACCCCCGCCTACCTCGGAACCGGCGTCTCCGAGCTGAAGCTCTACGCGCCGAACGTCCCCGGCGCGATCTACGACCCCGACGACTTCCCTGGGAGCGACTGGAGGCTGGTGCGGAGCTGGCAGGTGCGCGGCTCCAACGGCTCCACGGCTCTTCCAGGCATCGGCTCGGTCGCCGCACTCCAAGCCCTCGACGCCTCCGGGCTCGAGGAAGGGGCGGTCGTCGCCGTCTCGGGCTACTACGCCTCTGGGGACTGCCCGACGCGGCTCTTCACGCTCCGCGACGGCACGGCCACCGGCAACGGCGGGACGATTTTCCCAGCGCTGGGCGGGGGGAGATATTGGGAGTGGACGCCCGAGGGAGACGTGGACGTGCGGACGTTCGGTGCCGTTCCCGGCTCGAACGAGGACGCGGTTCCGTCGCTCATCTCCGCCACGGCCTACGCCAACGGCGCAGACGTCGACCTCTTGTTCCTTCCCGGCATCTACAAGGTCTCGTCGGCCTCCCTCTCGGTCGACGGGGTCAAGATCGAGGACGGGGTGTCGTTCCTCGTCGAGGACGCGGGGGACTCGTTCGTCCTTTCCATCGGGAAACGCTACGAAATCCGGCTGACGGGCTCCGCGCGCAACGCATCCAGCTCCGGGAAGGCCAAGCTCGACTTTTCGAGCTACACGGGCGACGGGAAAGTGCACACCATCTGGAACGACGGCTGGGGCGAGACGGGCACCGGGGGCTATTCGCTCGTGAACTGGGCGGGGGAAGCGACCCTCGTCCTCGACTCCAGCATCTGCCTCGCGCAGGACGTGGAGCGCATCGAGGTCGCTATGGAAGAGGCCTACCTATGCCCGCAGGTAGGGGAGACGCCAAACATCGGCGAAATCGTCTCCGTCGGCGGCTGGTGCGATCTCCAATACGGCTCGGCGAACATCGCCGCCGCGAACGCCTCCGCCTTCCGCATGGCGCGAAACTCCTCCGGGAACATCACCCTCCTCGTGGATGCGGACTGGAGCGTCTCGACCGTCTATCCCGCCCCCGACTACTCGGGCGTCGTTCTGCACGGCGTTCCGAACGGCGGGCTCGTTTCTGTGACCACGACCTCTACCGAGTCCTCCGTCACTATCGGCGGGGTCGTTTCCGAGAGTGCGGTCTTCGGCACCCTCTCGCTCTACACGGGCGGCGGCATGACCTGCGCCGACTCGACGAAGCCGATCAAGGCGCGCCACTTCACGACGCTCGACGCGGACGCCTGCCGCCTCATCTCCGTCGCGAACGGCAACGTCGTCGACCTCGAGGGGAGGACGGCGACCCTCTCCGCGCCGCTCTCCGGCGCGACGTTCAAAGACGGCTCCGTGGTCATCGAGGACTCGACGGCGTGGACGAGCTCGGCGAACTTCCTGCGGTGCGCGCTCTCGATCGGCTCCTCCGTCACCTTCGGCACGTCCAACCCGCTGGAGGCGCGCGCGTTCTCCTTCGTGGACTGCGAGACCGACGCGCCGATCGTCCTCGTCGGCGGCATCTCGGGCTTCGTCGCGACGGGCAACACCTACACCGGGGCAAGCTCGGCTCTGGACGCATCCGGCGTGACCAGCTGGACGGGGCACGTCCGCGTCGCCGGGAATTTCCCCGCCGAGCACGTCCGCACTCCCGCCGACGCATACTGGCCGCAGACCGAGGGGGCTATTCTCTCCGGCACGACCTCCGGCTCGTCGAACAACATCACCGCGACCCCGTCGAACTATCCCGTCGTGCTCTTCATCGGGAGCACCGACTGCGCCCTCGTCGCGACGACCCAGCTCGGCAAGGCGGTCAAGGCTTATCCCCTCGACGGATCCAGCTTCAAGGTCGAGACGGCTGACGGCACCAACTTCGCGAGCGGCGACCGCGTCTCCTGCTTCTACAACTATTCGAGGTAGCTATGGCCAACTACTACGCTCCCAACTTCTCCGGGCTCCTCCCGCTCTTCGACGGCAAGAGCGTCGCTGGCGGCAAGCTCTACGCCTACCGCGCCGGCACGAGCATCCCCGCGCCGCTCTTCAACGAGGACGGCGTGGAGCTCGGCTCGTGGGTCTCGATTGACTCGAACGGGTGCGCCGACTTCCTCCTCGACTCCTCCCTCTCCTACAAGCTCGTCGCCAAGAACGCCTTCGGGGCGACGGTGGGCGAGTGGAATAACGTCAAGGCGACCAACGCCGAGGGGATGGACAACCCGATGGAGAACGCTGGCGACCTGATCGTCGGCGGCACGGGCGGCACGGCGCAGGCGCTCCCCGTCGGCACCGAGGGGCAGGTGCTCAAGGTCGTTTCCGGGGCTCCCGCGTGGGGCACGGACACGGCGGGAATGAGCAACCCGATGACCACGGAGGGCGACCTCATCGTGGGCACCACGGACGGCGAGCCCGCACGGCTCGGCGTGGGCACGGCGGGGCAGGTGCTCACATCCGACGGCACCACTTGGGCCCCGGCGGCCATTCCCACGCAATCGGGCGACCACAAGACGGCGGTGGACGGCTCGGACACGAGCCCCGACTACCTCGCGGCGAAGCTCGCGGCTGGCTCGGGCATCTCGCTGACCAACACGGGGAGCGCGGTCTCCATTGCCGCAGACGCGCAACCCGGCGACCACCACGTCGTCGTGACGAACGCGGACGCGTCGGCTGGCGCGCTGGCGGACAAGCTCGTCCCTGGTAGCAACGTGACGCTGACGCCCGTCACCGACGGCGACGGCGTGCAGACGCTGGAGATTTCCGCCACGGGCGGCGGGGGAGGGGGGAGTTTGCAAACTATGCAGACGTCTCTTCCCCAAGAGATGTGCGAAACGACGCACGTATTCACAAATCAAACCGTTATCGTTCGTCTTATCCCTACGGTTGATTTTGAGCCAACCGCCGTCCGCTTTATGCAGGTTAGTGCGGTAGATGCAACAAAAAAGATTCGCGCACGCCTCTATTACCCAATTGTGGGCGAGGGGAACAAGGTCATTTACGACTCTGGAGAGCTGACAATCGGAGACGTATATGGCGACAGCACAGGTAGCATTTTGCCGCTAAATAAGATTACTACCTATGCGAACGTTCCGGTTCTTTACGCTGGGAGCCGATACTATATCGGCCTGTGGACGTCGCTGACGAACGCATATCGTTGCCACACCAATAATTACAACCAATACAACTCTTTCTATTCGACGTCATACATTGGCGACCTTGACACTGCACCGCTCACTACATTCAACGCATACTATCCGTCTATCGACGTTTTCGGAAATGTGCATTTTAGCTAGGCGGTAGGGCTATGGACTTCTCTGCACTCTCTCCCTATCTCGGCCCCGTGGGCTTCGCCGCGCTCCTCGCGCTCTACGGCCTCGCCTCGCTCGCCAAATCGAACCGCGACGCGCAACGCGACAACGCGGAACTCTTCGCCCGTCTGCGCTCCGTCGAGGAGCGGCTGACGAGGGTCGAGGCGGACGTTCAATGGATTAGGGGAGCCCTCGAGAAGCTGGAGGGCGCGAAGTGATTTGGCCGCCCGTCTGCCCGGCGTGAAAGGAAAGCCCCGGCGACTGGCCGGGGCGTCGTTATGCGAAAAGCGGAGGCAAAGATATGAAAATTGTCAAGGTCGAAACGAAAGCCCCCGCGCTCCGCAAGCTGCCCAAGCCAGACCGCTGGGAATACGCCGAGCTCTGGTCGTGCCGCATCCACCTCAAGGGCGAGGGCGTGCTCCAGGTGCGTATCGCCCCCGGCTACTGGACGGACCTGGCGTCCGTTCCGAAAGCTCTGCGCGGTGCGTTTGACAACGGCTCCGGCGACTACGGCGTCCTCGTCGCGTCGCAGGTCCACGATATGCTCTACTCGACGCACTACCTCTCGAAGGACTTTGCCGACGAGCTCTTCCGGCTGCTCCTGCGCTTCTACGGCATGGGCTGCTGGAAGGCCTGGCTCTATTACGAGGCCGTCGCCCTCTTCGGTGCCTCCGCGTGGGAAGCATCCGACCTCGACCTCAACGCCGACCGCGCGCTCTGCGCTCTCGATTGGCTGGCGAAATGATACTCCACCTCTCCGCGCCCATCCCGTCGAAGAAGAACTCGCGCCTCGTCGTCGTGGGGCGGGGGATGGGGCGCGCGCTCAACATCCCGAGCGAAGCCTACCGCCGGTGGCACGCGCAGAACCTCCGCGCCGTCCTGGCGCAGGCCGCAGGCGAAAAGGTCGAGCGCTGCGCGTTGACTCTCCACGTCGGTTTCGCCGATCGCCGCCGCCGCGACCTCGACAACGCCCTCTCCTCCGTGCTCGATCTGCTCGTGGACGCGGGCGTCCTGCCGGATGACTGCTGGGCGGTCGTGCCGCACATCCAGCTCGAGGCCTACGAGTCGGACGAGCCCGAAGCCGTGGTCTCGCTCCTGCCTATATAAATAGCCCCCCTACACCCCCAAAACGCGAAAAAACGGGGGAGGCGCCCCCGCCGAAAAAATTTTTCTCTTTTTTCGCCCTCGGTATTACAAATTGTGCTATTATTTGGATAGACCGCAACGCGAGGCGGGCGCTTCACAATCTAGACCGGCTACTTAACATAACATATACTAGCCGCCCCTAGAACGAAGCGCCCTCCTCGAAAACATCGAGGTAGGGCTATGAAGAGTTACATCACTCTCGACATTCGCTTCGACGAAAACGGCGAGATCACCGGCGACACCTTCGAGGCCGTCGAAAAGCAGCTCGTCAAGGCCGAAGGCGCGGATGCTTTCTACGACCTCACCGGCGTCGCCTGCGCGCTCTGCGCTGGCTTTGAAGACCGCAAGCAGGCGGGCGAGTCGCTCTGCCTCGAGTTCGGCGACACCTATTACCTCGGTCACGAAATCGCCGAGGAGGTCGCCCATGCGTAAGACGACGACCCCCTCCTCCGACAAAATCCTCCTGCGCTGCGCCGACGAGTGCGGCTCGATCCATAGCTGGTGGCTGGAGCCCCGCGCCGGGTGGCATTTCCTCGTCGGCCACCGCCCCGAGGACTTCCGCGATTGGTCGCTCCCGAAGGGCTACGCCCTCGACCGCATCAAGTTCGCTGGAAACAAGGGCGCGTTCGCGCACCAGTTCTTTTCCGTCCGCCTCCAGCGGACGGCGGGGGAGGCCTAGCCATGCGCCGCCGCGATCACGAGACCGCCGTTTTTGGCGGCAAGCTCTGCATCCGCTCCGGCTTCAAATGGGTCGCCGCCACCCCGGCAGACCTCGAGCGCATCGAGCGCGACCGCGCCGCCGCCCGCGACGGCCTCGCGTGGGTGCTCTCCGTTTCGCTATTCGTCGCGGCCTGCCTCGTGGCGGTCGCCCGGGAGGTGCTCTAGTGGCCTACGGACGTCCCGAGGAGCCTCTCCCCGAATGGCACCCCGCCGTCGAGCGGGTGGTCGCGAAGGTCTACGCCGACCGCGACAAAAAGGCCGAGGAGGAGTGGCTGGAGCTCTCCAAGAAGCTCGAGGAGAAGCGCCAGCAGTCCCTCGCCGCGAAGGAAGCCAAAGAACGCCTAGAGAACCCCCAGACCTCGCTCTTCGACTGACACAACCCACCACAAGGAGAAACACATGGAAACCCGCGAACTCACCAACTCCCGGCGCTCGAAGTGGAACGCCTGCCACCGGGCCTACAAGCTTGCCTACGTCGACCTCGTCCGCCCGGTCAAGACCTCCGACGCCCTCGCCTTCGGGACGGCGATGCACGCCCTCCTCGAGACCTATTGGACGCCCGGCGACCGCGCCCCGGCGGACGAGATCCTCGCCCACGTGGAGGACGCCTTCGTCCGCGAGACCCTTTCGGCCCTCTTCGACGGCTACATCGCCAAGTGGGGGACGCAGGACGAGCAGGAGTTCGACCGCGTCGCCGCCGAGGTTCGCTTCGACGCCCCGCTGATGAACCCCGAAACCGGGGCCGAGTCCCGCACGTGGCACCTCGCCGGGAAGATCGACGCCATCGCCAAGCGGAAGAACTTCGACCAGGCAATCATCGTCGAGCACAAGACCACCTCGCAGGACATCGGGCCGGGGAGCGACTACTGGCGCAAGCTGCCCATCGACGGCCAGGTCTCTGGATATTACGTCGGCGCGCAGGTCGCTGGCTACGACGTCCGGGAGTGCCTTTACGACGTCGTCCGCAAGCCCGCCCTCAAGCCCTACAAGGCCACCCCCGCCGACAAGCTGAAGTATAACAAGGACGGGTCGCTCTCCAAGCTCTGCCGCCTCGCCGACGAGACCCCCGAGGAATACGGCCAGCGCATCCGCGAGGACATCGCCGCCCGCCCGGACTACTACTTCGCCCGCGTCTCCGTCGCCCGGAGCGAGAACGACCTCGTCGACTACCTCTACGACATGTGGGCCGTCGGCAGGGAGATGGCCGAGGCCGAGAAGCTGGGACGCTTCTCCCGCAACCCCTCCTCCTGCTCGCTCTTCGGCTCGTGCGAATACTTCGACGTCTGCACTGGCGCGGCCTCCATCGACGACCCGAACCTCTTCAAGAGGGTCGAGACGGCGAATCCCGAACTCTAAACCACCCACCACCACAAGGAGAACCAAATGAGCATCCTCGACAACATCAAAAAGGGGCAGACGCAGAAGCCTCTCCGGCTGATGATCGTCGGCGTCGAAGGCGTCGGCAAGTCCACGGCGGGAGCGGCCATGCCGAACCCCATCTTCCTCTGCGGCGAGGACGGCCTCGTCGGGAAGCAGTTCGCGGAAACCGCGAGCTTCACCCCCTCGAACTGGGGCGACGTCCTCCAGTTCTGCGACGAGCTCGTCGCCGCGAACGGCGCGGGCTACAAGACCCTCGTCGTGGACACCCTCGACTGGCTGGAGCCCCTCCTCTACGCCCACGTCGTCGCCTCCGCCAAGAAGGCCGAGATCCGCTCGATCGAGGATTTCGGCTACGGCAAGGGCTACATCGTGGCCCAGCAGGAGGCCCGCAACCTCCTCTCCCGCCTCGACCGCCTCAACGGCTGCGGGCTGGCCGTGTGCATCCTCGCCCACTGCGCCGTCAAGACCTTCCACAACCCCGACGGCGACGACTACGACCGCTACGAACCGAAGGCGAACGCCAAGATTGCGGGCCTCTTCCGCGAGTGGTGCGACGCCGTCCTCTTTGCCCAGTTCGAGCAGTTCATCAAAAAGGACGGGATGAAAGCGAAGGCCATCGGCGGCGAGAACCGCATCGTCCACACCGTCCACTCTGCGGCGTGGGACGCGAAGAACCGCTTTGGCCTCCCCGCCGTCCTCCCGCTCGACATGGGGGCCATCCTCGAGGCCATCCAGAACGGCCAACCCGCCGACACCTCGACGCTCAAGACCCGCCTCGAGGGCCTCGTCGCCCAGCTTCCCGAAGGGGAGAAGCGCGACAAGGCGACCGCCTGGCTCCGCGCCGGGAAGTTCACCCCCCAGCAGCTCCAGGTCGCGATCAACAAGATCAAGACCGAACTCGAACTCAACAACGCCAACTAGAAGGAGAAACAGAACATGGCAAACTATTCCGGCACCATCATCGCGACGGGCCTCGCCCAGTCCAAGCAGGGCACCCCGTCCGTCAAGCTCCAGATCAAGACCGCCGTCGACCTCGACACCGGGGCCCCGGCGGATCACGTCTTCTACGCCGACCTCTGGCTCTCGGAGAAGGCCGCCGAGCGCTCGATGGCCACGCTCCGCGAGCTCGGCTACCAGGCCGACACGCTGGACGCCCTCAACGGGCGGAACGAGCTCGTCGACGCCCCCTGCGAGATCTCGACCGAGTGGGAGACCTACGAGGGGAAGGAGACGGAGAAGGTGCGCTTCGTGAACCGCGCCGGGAGCTACGCCGAGCGCGGCATCAAGCCGCTCGGGAAGGCCGAGACGTCGGCGATCTGCAACCGCTACGACGCCCTCCTCCGGGCCACGGCCAAGCGGAAGGCGCAGGGCGCTCCCGCCGCTCCCTCCCGCTCCAGCGGCCCCGCCCCGGTTCCTCCTCCGCAGGCTGGCGACTACTACCAGCCCTCCAACTCCGACGACCTTCCCTTCTAGAGGCCCCGGAGTGATGGAGACGAAACGGAAAAACACCGAAGCTCTCCGCGCGTTCTGGGCGAACGACCCCGACGCGCGGAGGATTAAAAGCCTCGAAATGAAGGAGCTCTGGCAGAAGCCCGAATACCGCGAGAAGGTGACGGCTCGCATCCGGGAGGCCAGCAGGACTCCCGAGAGCCGGGCGCGCCGATCCGAGGCCGCGAAGCGGCGCGTCGCGAAGGCTCCGATTTGGGGCTGGATGGCTGGTGGAGCCGCCTACGAAAAGCACTTCGCGAACATGGCGACGCCCGAGTGGAAGGAGAAGATCGCGCGCTTGTGGACGCCCGAGCGGCGCGCGCGCCAGCGCGAGATCCTCCAAAAGCTCCGCGCCGAGGGTCGGCTCTACGCAGGGAAAAAGAAAGGAGAAGCGAAATGAAATACGCCTACTGGACGGCTCGGGAGAGGAGCTACCTCGAAAGGGAGCTGGAGCAGACGAGCGGGGTCGTGCATCTTGGGCGTCCGAGCCCGAGGATGAAGCGGCTCCTCGACCGGCACTCGCCCAGGTGCATCCGCGTCTATGCCTATCGGATGCTCAAAGAAAAACGGAAGGAGGTCTAGGATGAAGTCTCACATCTGGCTCTCCCCGGCCTCGGGGAAGATTTGCGCCCAGCTCCTCGCGTTGCAGGCCGAGGCGCAGGTGCCCACGTTCATCCGCCTCCGCTCCTCCCACGGCCTCGCCAAGAGGCGGGAGGAGGTGCGTCGGCTCTCGGGCATCGTGGCCAGCCTCTGCACCTCCCTCGAGGGCACGCCCTACGTCGTGGACGCCGACGCGGCCCGCGCGAGGGTCTTGAAGGCGCACCGCCGCCTCTCGGCGGAGATTGCCCGGAGGAGGGTTGCGCGATGAGAAAGGGATGGAAGAGAAACGAGTGGACGACAACCGAAGTCCGCATCCTGCGTCGCCTCGCCGGGGCGCGTCGGAGGCTGCGGTGGGGGAGCTACACACGCGGCGAGGACGAGGAAGTCCTCGGCCTCCTCGGGCGGCACTCGGCGGGGAGCGTCCGCGTCGTCCTGCACAACATCCGGCGGAAGATGCGGGAGGGCATGGATGGCTAGAAAAGAGCGAGCCTTCGTCCGCCTGCCTATCGGCCTCCTCCTCTTCCACGAGGAGCGGGTGCGGAACGAGGCGAAGACGAAGGGAGAAGACCCCGACAAGCAGGTCGGCCAGTGGTGCTGGGCGATGGCGATGAGCATCGCCACGGGGCAGATGAGCGGGGATCCGTTCCTCGAGGAGCTGGAGGACTTCATGGAGTTCCGCAGCTTCGGGGGAGCCCCGGTCGGGAACCAGAACGCGAGAAAGCAACGCAGAGCCCGCCGCGCGTCGGCGAAAGGAAGGGAAGATGGCCAACAAGAGAACGACTGACAAGCGCCACCCGGTCTCGGTGACGTTCAACGACCGGGAGAGGATGGTCGCGGAGAAGCTGGCGAGCGCGCTTGGCTTCGCGGACTTCTCGAAGTTCATCCGCTTCGCCGTCTGGCAGCTCTCGGCGGTGATGGCGAACGCGGCGTGGACGAAGAGCCTCGTCGAGTTCGCGTGGAACTTCCGGGCGACCGAGGCAACCAACAAGAGCGTCCTCGCCCCGATGGAGGTGAAAGATGGCAAAAAGAGCTAGGAAGGAACCCGCGCAGGCGGCGCCCCGCCCCGAGCCCGTCCAGGCGCGGGAGGAAACGAACTTCGACGTCTGGCGCTCTTCGATCCGCCCGGAGGACATGCTTCGCCGGGAGATGTGCGTCGACGGCTTCCTCTCGGAGCCCGTCTTCGCCCTCGGGTGCGGACGTTGCCCTCTCGACTGCAAGAACGGGCAGACGACCGGGGACTACCCGGCGGGGAGCTCCTGCGGGGAGCGTTTCCTTGAGTGGGCGCGCTTCTCGGCGCAGAGGAAGGCGAAGGAGGACGCGGTGGCGAAGGCCTCGCACGACCGCTTCATGGACGCCCAGCTCCGCGAGCTGAAGGGCATCGGGATCTAACCTAGACGGAGGTATAAAATGCTTAAGATACGGCAACTGCACCTCATCAAAGAGAACTGGGCGTGGAACGCGAAGACCCCGTGGTGCAACTACTACTGGGCAGACAACGAAACGCCGCGACATTCTTATCCCGCGTTTTGCCAACGCGGGCACGCGACGACCGTCTGCGCCAAAGATCTGGACGTTCACGTGACCTGCGAGGCGTGCGCGGCGGTTGAAAAGGACTCCCCCGGAATAATGACCGGCCTTTCTGGCATGGTAAAAGACGTTCGGTTCGACGATGACGCGGCATCGCAGCTCGTTTTGAACCTCAAGCGCCGCGCGAAGTTTTTCGACTTCTCGGACGAAACTCTTTTGAATGTGCTCGATCGTCTCATCAAAGACCGCGACGAAAAGCAAAGCGCAACGTCCAAACAAGAAGGCCGACGAAAGACGCTTCCGTTTTGGAGAGCGCGGGACGCGCTAATGAGTCTGCACAAGGCGTTGGTCGAATTCCACTCCAGCTCGCTAGGAGAGGACTGGCGTTGCCTTCGTGTCAAGAAACACATCGATGACGCAATCAAGGTTTTGGAGACCGCGAACGCCGAGGCCGAGGAGGAAACGAAATGACTGACGCAGAATTCAACTACATGTTCCGCGACGCAGACCCGCGCTGGCAGGCGTATTACAGAATCCAGCGCGAGGAATACCGCAAGAAGCACCCCCGCACCAACTTCGAGAAGTGGCGCGACTCGCTGACGCCGGAATGGGTGGCCGAATTTATGACCCGATACTCCATTCACTGCGGTTGCCACGAATGCCCGGCGGAATGGTATCATGGACACGGGAAGGCGAAAGGACGGCACGGCTGTTTCGAAGTGTTCCTTGAATGGGCGAACGCCCCGGCGAAGGAGGATGAATGAACGAAATCGAAGAGGCCTGCACCTCTACTAACGTGAACGTGCGGGCGGTTTTCTTTGATAAGCTGGAGGCGGCGCTCTGCGTGGCGTGGGATTTGGCGTTTTTCTTGCATAGCGACGAACGGATACCTTGCCACAAGGTCGCGTTGGATACGCAATGCTGCCTCTCCGGCCTTATTGCGGATGTTCGGAAAGCGAAGAAGGACTACATCGACGCATACAAAAGAGACCGCGCTATGCTGACCCTGCAGAAGCGCGACAAGGAGGCCACGAAATGAACGACGAAACGACCGAAGGATGGCCGGAGCCGAAGAGCCCGTTCCCGGTCGGGAACGATCTCTATATGTCGCCGGATGAGATTAAGACCGCCGAAACATTCCAATACCACCAATCTAGGGGGAAGTATGGCCGAGACTGGAACCTGGTCGAGCGGTTCAAGAGTGAACTCCGCAGCGGTGCACCGCTCATTCGACACTACGAAGACCAGCGGCCAGCGCTTCTCACGGCGGTGCGCGAAATCCGCGAAGAGAAGGAGGCAGAGGCGCGCGCTCTGATGTTTGAAAACCCGTGGGCAAAGAAGGCGGAGGATGCCGAGAAGGAGCCGCGCCCCGGCGTGCTGGCCAAGCCGGGCAAGGACGGCGCGATTGAGTGGTGCTGGTGCCAGAAGTGCTACGCGCACGCCGACGTCGTTCACGACCCGTTCGGCGATGGCGAGGATTGGAGCTACTGCCGGAAGTGCGGCGTTTCGTTCCGGCTCAAACGCAGGGAGGAGGAGACGTCCAAATGAAGACCAACTTTGAGAAGTGGAAAGAAAACCTAAAGCCGGAAGGGCTTATCGCCGCGAGAGCATTTGGTTCTGGATATGTAGCCATCTGGTGCGAGTGTTGTCCAGCGAAAAAAAACGGGAAATGTCTTGTTCGCGGAGACCAAAAAGGGTTTGTCTGCCAAGCCCCGACATTGTTGAAGTGGCTAAACCAGCCCGCAGAGGAGGACAAATGAACGAAGACACCCGTGACAAG